GGTAGCAGGTGCTTGGTTACGCATTGCGGCCATTTTCTGTGCTATTGAGTCCAAAGTTGGAACTGCTGGTGCGTCATTGGCCGTGCCATCTGGGGCATTAGGCGTGATCGTTGTCATCATATGTTTTCCTAAATTGTTGACAGGGCCCAGGGGTTACCTATCGTGTTGTTATTTAGTGTTCAGGTATTAAAACCCTGTGTTTTGGGCATCAGGTTGAGTTTCAAATGTGACCATCTTGTTCTTTTGATACACAGCCCTGCGAAGACTTGTGACAAACTGATCAATGCCTGTCAGTTGATGTGCAATGGCAATGCGTTGCAGGTTGTCTGCTTCGGTATGCCCTGTAATGCCCACCAACATGTCCGCCAATTCAAACTTGTAGTGATGCACAAACATGGCAAGTTCTCTATTTTTGAGTAGTGCTTCTGCTTGTGATCCATAGTGCTTGACCTGATCACGCTGACCTGGTGTTAACTTCCGGACATTTGAGGTGTCAACGGTGAGTCTCGTATTGAAACTCTCCACTGTTTCTGTTTCTATCATATCATTTCCTTGCTAAAAAAGTCACACGCTTATAGTTAATTGTATACCTTGGGATTGCCAGCCGCAACTGCCATGTAGTCCAGTTGAGATTCCGAATCGGATCCTTGTATCTCAGCCTTGATCTGTTCAGTTTTGATCTGGGCAAGTCCTGCATCTGCCAGGCGCTTCTTGTCCTCTGCTGAAGGTTCACGGTTCTTGGCAGCAGCCTGTCCTTGTTCTATCATTTGTTTGACTTCATCATCACTTGGGAGATAGGTGTCGGCTTCTTTCACTCCCAGCACATACAAGGTATCTGCAAAAGGCTTCCGGACCTTGGCGTAGATTTCTGGTGTGAGTGTGCCTGCTTGTGCCATGCCCTGTGTCATTGTGTACAGGTCTGTTTGACACTTCTGAATAATCTGCAAGCGTCCTAATGCGTTTTCTTGACTCATCATGCCCAGTGCCAGATCAATGTGAATCTGTTTGCGGTCACAGAAGTTCATGTCATCCCAGGCCTGATAGTCTAGATACACAGGTTTCTTTTCGGGATGAAACTTGGCTGCCAATTTCTTCACGCCATAGTCATCACCATACTGAATCAAGGTACGCCATACCAACCAAATGGCTTCTTTCAAGCCATCTGCGGCATTGCGAACTGTGTTGTCCTGAATGATCTGGTTGGGTGTGAGTGCCATTTGCAGTTTCACACCTGAATTGCCTGGAGCCATAACTTCGGGATTGAACACATCTTGTGGCGTGGTCATACCTACCATGGCCATGGTGTCTTGTTGTATACGGTTCATGGCCACTTCCAGGAATTGGAGATTGCCTGAGGGCGGAGGCAACTGATAGATGTCCTTGGCAGGATCAAATTTTGAATCCAAGATAAAGATTGCTGATTCACCGTCCTGCAACATCTCAAAGTCCAGGCGGTCTGGCTTGACACCAATGCGTGGCGTTGCTGTAAGCAAACCCAATTGTATCTCTGCACGGGCGGCACTTGTGTTGTATTCCTGCATGGGGATCACTGACTCAGCAATACTCATGCCGTAGAAGTTGCCAGGTAGTGGCTTGGGACACATGTTGGCCACAGGAATAAATTCTACTTCTCTGGCACTAATAATGTATGTGCCGGAATAGATCAGTTCTACCAGTTCCAACTCGCCATCACCATCAATGTCATATCTGTTCCACACAGTGACAATTGATACCTGGCGGCTGTAGGGATCTGCTGATGCTGAACTGTTCACAGGAATACCCATGACCGGTACTGAGTCTCGGGCATGTATAGCCAAGTTGTTGAGTACTGAACCTGCTTGGTAAGCGCCGTTCATGTTGTATTCAGCGTGTACTGAGAACTCTTCCAGGTTGATATCGGGATACAGTTCGCAGGCTTCCTGAATGGTCATGGGGTCATAGTAGCCACAGAAGGGTTGGTCACGCATTTCTGGCACAGTGGGATCACAGATCCAGTAGTGCTGTGCAATGGGATTGAACTTCACACGCAGGTTGTAGCCTGTGAGTTTGTACTTGGCAGTGTAAATGGTGTTGCGGTTGATGGCTGTGTTCAAGATGTCCTGCTGACCTTCCACATTTGAGGTCTGCATGCTTTGCATCATTGTGGCCATGTCTTCTGGTGATTGTTCTTCACCCAGTGATTCAATGTGTGCATCCACCATGCCCTGCATGTGTTCCTGTGAATGGTCACCCAGCAGTTGCGACACTTCAGCCATCACACGAGGCAAGTCCACTGAGGTGCGTCTACGGCTCTGACGCAGGGCTGTGAGTCCGGATTCGGCTGCCTGTTGTTCAAAGGCACGCAGTTCATCTGCTGTGCCCTGTGTTTCCACATAGCGCACAATCTGTTCACGCACAGGCATGATCATCATCATGCCGTTCTTGTGCATGTTGGCATCCATGATCCAGCGTTCTAACAGGAAGTGCGGATCATTCATTTGGTTGATCACTTCAGATACCATGTTTGAGGCTTGTCTTGCAGCCACTTCATCTGATTCACCATCTGCCACAAATTCAAAGTTGACTTCACCATTGGGGATCAGGCCTTTGCTGATCACAGCAGTGGCGTAGTCCACCACAGGCTTGACGGAAGGGTGAATATAATCTATGCCGTTTACAGGCGCAGTACTATCAGTGACAGCAAGACACAGATAATGATAATCGCTTGCTCTATTGATAGCATTCTTGGTTCCTAGGTAGCGTAGATATGAAGCCATCTTCACATCCATCAGGTTCTTCATACGCACAAAGTTGGCGTTGATCTTCTTGTTTTGGTTGATATCATCAACGGGAATATTTTTTATGTCCAGCACGGCGGTTTTCCTAATGTGTTGTGTTATTTAGCGGGTGGGGTTTAATCCAGGTCAAACAGCCGATGGAATGTGGTGGGGTTGCAGGATTCATACCATGCTTCAATGCGTCGCCGGGCTATGTCTACATATTTCTCATCTAACTCACAACCAATGTATTCATAGCCCAGTTCCACAGCCGCACAGCCTGTTGATCCTGAACCGTTAAATGGATCCAACACCGTGCCACCAGCGGGTGTGATCAGCCGGATCAAATACTTCATAAGTTCAATGGGCTTGACAGTTGGGTGGTTGTTGCCTACATTGCCAGGATCTTTGCCATTGGCTTTGCACCATTCGGCATATTCATGTGTAAGTCCGTGAACTCTAATATCTCCTTTACCTGGTAACCAAACACTCTTGGCATTGGCATCCGGGGTCCAAGCATCTAAATGCTCACCAGCGTCATTGACCCATTTGCCTCCCATTGCGGCTACCATATCTTTGCGATCTATAACAGCACGATTGTCAAAGCCCACTGCCATTCTATTACCATCCGGACCATACGCACCTTCTACATCACCAAACATAGGCGGTGGTGTTTCGTGCCCAATGTGTCGCTCTCGACGGCTGACCTTGGGGCAGTAGAAATACTTTTGGTAGTCTGGTATCTCACCTATGACATTGCTGGGGAAACGGCCCTGTTCTGGTAAGTCTTCTTCAGCACTTACTTCACGCTTGATTGTTTTGTAGCCTACCTTGCCTTCAAACATACCAATGCCTTCACCATCAGTGGCCGTGCTTCGCTCCATTGGTCCTTTTTTATTGTTCAGGTAAGTTTCAATGTCTTTGGCATCTTCATACGGCACACGAGTGGCATCAATGTTTAAGGCACCCACACCGTGCTTCTGGCAGTTCTGGGCTATGCTGAGTTTGATAGGTTTACGGGCTAACGCAATGGGTTCGTGTGCTGGCTTTAGGCAGGTGCCCCAACCTGACCAGGCATTATTGACTTCAATAACTTCTTCATATACAACACCATACCCTTGACCTTCGTGGCTTACGGCTAATCTATCGCCATTGATGTCTGGCAATGCTTTGTAAATCTTACCATTTTCTTTGTGACGCCACAATGTGGTCTGTGCGTTCTTTGCTGGTTGTGTTTCACTAAACGCCAAACGACCAAAACCATTACTTCCGCCACCTGGGCTATAATGTTGTTCCATTTCGTCTTTGTTAAATCGTTGTTTGTCTGGCTTGCCGTGTTCTTTCTTGTGTAGTTGGCGGCCAACATCTTGTGATTTGGGAAAGCCCGAACTATAGATCCACATGATCTGATCACGGATCTCAAAGCCTGCTTGTTCTAATGTGACGGCAAGATGATGATAAGTGCGAGCCGCTGAAAAGGCCAAGATGTGTCCGCCTGGCTTGAGCACACGCAAACACTCTTGATAAGTCTCAAGTGCTCCTGTGTTGGCGTCCCAGGCCTTGCCCAGGAAGTCAATGCCGTAGGGTGGGTCTGTGACGATGGCGTCTACGGAGTTGTCGGGGAGAGTTTTTAGGGTCGTGCGATTGTCGCCCTGTAAGATTTGATATTTCATTTTGTTTCCTTTGTAGCAAATATCTTGTGAAGTATTTAATGTAATATTATTTTAGGTCGATTTACTTCCACCAGGTGGCATGCTTGACACGCAACAGGCGGTTCATCCGGGGGTATTTCATATATTTCCTGGCTCACCGCGGCAGCGTCAAATGTATGTCGCATGGCCATCATATGAGCCTCGCACAGCAAGGTAGCACCCTGATCGCCAATGGTCACCAGGTGTGTGGCTCTGGGAACGCCATTCCAGGCTTGTGAGTATTCGTCCGTTGTTTTCAT